TCTTGGTATGTATTGCTTCCACCCCGTCTTAATACATCTCGCATTCTTTGATAAATACTATTACGCACGTCATTGAGTGCCGCTTTGGCAAAAGCCGGGATGGGTGTAATGTCGCGCCTTGTAACAAAGTCTGCCTGTTCCTCCCGAGTTGAAAACTTTTTCAAATATTGGTATAAATATTCTTCGCCACCTTGGTATGTAAGTCGCCAAGCAGTCCAATTTAAGGAGTCTTGATAATAATTTGGGTATCGAATATCAGTAATAAGTTTTGCCATTATTTTCTTCTCAAATATTTTGCAGTTAATGGTTTCTTCTCACCACATTTACTACAAATCTTAGTTTCCATTATAAAAAGGCTCCAATTGGCCTAGAAGTTGTAATTGATGCAGCCAGAGGTAGCGCAATTTCACTGTAAGTTTGAGCATGAACCATGTGATCGTCCCCTACCGAAACATAAGTAGCCTTGGGGTTGTTGGTTTCATCGCGCTCGTAAGTTCGTATGACATTTTTAAGTTGTTCGCGGTAATCCCGACTCAAATCTGCTGGTAATATTATCCGTTGATTATGGAGGCGACCTAAAGCGCAATCGAGCCAATTTGTACGGTCACACGTGGCCATTACTGTTCCAAGTTCATCCTCAACAATCGTAATTTCTTTTCCAGCTTTCCCTCTCCTGTATCTGCATAGGGTCACGTACCCTGGGAATCTTCTCGAAAATCTTCTTGCTTCATTGACCTCCGGGTCCGCATCTATCACGCACATCAAGACCTGCCAATCACGCATCATGTGATCCAAACGCTCAAACTCGCTTCCCAATAAAGTTCCTTCCCACAATAACTTCCCAACCGCAGCAACATTCAGGTCACGATTCATTTCTTTTACAAACCATTCCATCACAACGCAATGAAGCAATTTCCCTTGGTCTACACCTAATGTAATTAATCTCTTTCCCCCAACCTTTGGCCTGTCATCTTTTTTTGTGTAATTCCGCAAACACTTATCAATAATATCATCTGTTATTTGGGCACCTTCACCAAGATAAGGTAATCCCAGTTTAGAATTCACGAACTCGGTACCCGCTGCTTCGTCACCTAAACCCCGAAAATGTGCTACAACAATCTCGCCTGCTGACACGGTAAACGAATATAATTGATTAATATAAAAACTTCGGTTGTCAGGATTGCCATCAACAGTCGATTGCCACTTTCCTTTTCCTAAATAATCTGGTTTCTCTTCTTGGCTTAATTTTTGTTTGCACTCTTTACATTTCAGAAATGATTCACTGCAACGAGTATCATTAACATGCTCGCCACAAATTTCAATACAGTCTGGCCACACTAATTCTGTCCATTTGTTACAATGTGGGCATTGAAAGACCCAATGTTCCTGAGTTCCTTGTTGATAAAGTTTGTGAATACCATATTTTGGGATCGTTGGAGTCGAGATTGCCCAAACATTTTTCTCAGTCTGTCCACTTAATCGTTCTAATGCTAGCCAAATCTGTTCCTGAGCCATCTCATCAACTTCATCAAGAATGAGTGTCGAGACTGGAATACCTTTTAGATTACTGTCTCCACGCGATCCTCGAATATATAAATTCACGCCCCCTGCCTGCTTCAATCCAATTGTATTTGTGTCTGTAAAAATACCTTTAAGATAAGGGCTGTAAACTAAAGCTGTACTAAAGCGTGCTTTACTAAAATCCCCTGCATTAATTGCTGTTGGTAAAACATAAAGTACATCTCGTTTCAATGTATCAACTGTGTATAATGCACGGTTGATTGCAATTTCCGTAATCCCCATCTGTGCTGCCTTCATAGCAGTATTAAATGAAGCGTCTGAATCACTAATTCCACGACACCAAGGATGATATTTAAAAGTATAAGGCCCCGGAAAAGGCTCACCCATAATTCTGCGATACATTGCCCAACGCGAACATGTTGTTAAAGTCTTACTCCGCAATCCTACTGCTAAAGCTTCTTTAAATTCTTGAGCCAAAATACTCATATCACAACCAACAATAATGAAAGTAAGAATTTTAATACGTCGAACCAGTGCTCTTTTAACCAGTCTACAATAAACTCCCAAAAGTCACCACTCTTGGGTACTTGTTCCATTGTGTATTTTTCAATCTCCTCCATCAAGTCTATAGTAGTTGCCCCTTTGCGACGACGCGGCCGGCGAAGAGCATCCATCAAAGTTTCATAATCTTTATCTGATAGTTGTCCTTCTTCATAACTTTGACGAAGAGCCATACGATATAAGAAACGAAAATTATGTTCCATAATTCACCAAATCCTATAAGGTTGCATTACAGCACGAAATTTTTCAATTGATACTTTGCCTACTAAACGTACAATTTCCTCTTGCCCTTGTAACACGACTGTCGTTGGTAATTCGGTAATATGATATTTTTCAGCAATTGCTTTATTTTTTTGAATATCTATAATAGTAATGTCATAACCTTCTTTTTGTAATTGCTCAATAATCGGGTACATCTCTCGACACCCGCTGCAATATTTTGCTGTGAAAAAAAGCGCCTTCATCCAAACAACCTCCGAAACCAACGCCGGCGTGGTTTTGGAACAATATCATAATCAGGAATCACCTTCGGATCAGGTTTTACTTCAGGTTGAGGTTCCTTAGTTGCATCAACAATAATCTGGCTGATTTCTTCCACCTTTTCAACCCATTTAATAGGTTGTTTTGTGACAAATAAAGCAGTCAAAATTGACCTTAACCATCCAACCAATCTACGCCAAATCTTAAACATCAATCACCTTACTATAATAGACGGCAAAACCTGTTAAAATATGCAGAAAATACTGATTTTAACGATAAATCTACCATAAATCATAATTCATTCGCGGATAACCACAGTAACTTGAAATTGCTATACTATCCCGCTGCCGAACCATTCGATCAATAACTGCGGCATCCACCCAAAACGAACCTTTTGGTGCATCCCATCTATTAGGACCATTAACGAAATCGCCCCAACTATTAATTAATAAAGCCCCAGGACGTTTATACTCATCATCGATTCCAGCAAGAAGCATAGAATGCGCCCATGTTCCACCAGGAGCTAAAAATCCATCTTTGTCTCGACCATAACGAGTCCGAAACCCCTGATTACTGCACAGAATAACCGGATAACTATTATATATTGAGTCCCTGGCTTCTTCCCAACTTTGTACTAAAGCTACCCACCCAACTGGATGCAACTTGCAAAATGGTTCTAAGGCATCTGGGACACCAGACCGACCTAATTGATTTGCTACATTACCACTATAATGAGTATAATCATACTTTCCATTCAAATATTTTTGACGTAACAGTATGCCATAAGTTTTAATAAATTCAGCAGCACACATCCCTGTCATACCACCACCACCCCACTGTTTACCATATTTTTGTTTCGCAATTTCAATGCGACCACCACCATAAATAATCTCGGTTGCAGACTGAGCAACCCACCGTTGAGGACTATTGCGTTTACGTATTTGTGTAGCTGTTAAAATATCCACACCGAGACCATAGGCTACCGCCACGCAGTCGCTCGTCTCTTGGTTATATGGCACGAGCGGCTTGCCAGTTACCTCTTCAAGATACTTCCAAAGAAATGCAGTTTTACCTTTACCAGTGCCACGAATTTCTTGATCTAACTGGTTTAAGAAAGGCGAAGGATTATTCCGAATAAATGCTGCACGAAGCTGGGCATCTTCTTCCCAGCCCCCATAAACTGGTAAATCCTGATCTGCGGTTGCAGCCAAAAGATGCTTACCAGCAAGCAATCCTGCCCCCGCCAGAGACGTGAATCTAAGAAAATCCCTGCGATTCATTAGACACCTCACTTAGCTACATTCATTAAACCTTCTGCAATTTGCCGCCACATGATTGCATGTTGTTCTGGCGTAACTAACAAGCCAGCCTCAGCCTGAGTTTTCATTTCCTTTTGTAACTGTTCTAGGAATGGTACCCATGATTGTAAGGCATTGCCTAAAGCTGCTTGATTCCCTGATTTTGTTGCCGCAACAATTTGGTCAGCAGTTATCAATTGTCCATCTTGAATCTGTTTAGCAATATTACTAAAACTTTCGGCAAGTTTGCCAGCTTCAGCTTTCTTATTAGCTGAAGTGATTGCCTTTGACCACTCATAAACCTTACCTGCTAATCCGGTAGCTGGATTTACAGGCGTAGGAGATGGACCAACTCCACCCTCATTAGTAACTCTCAAAGTTAGAGTCATTACATCAACATCACCGTCATTTGCACCAGCGACAATAAACACAAATTCACCCATTACTGGAGAAGAAAATACTGCCCGACGACCATCATCATATACTTGAAAGTTGTCTGTTGCAGGTAATACCTTCCACTTAAAGGTTTTACTATTCGACTTTTCAACAGTCAAACGGGCTAATTGTCCAATCTTAATTTCTGTTGGGCCTTCAATAATAATTTCAGCCTTTGAATTAACAATTGGTCCCGGAGTAATAACATACCCAGGAGTAGGTTTCACAACTTTAGATACTACATACTTATCAATTGCCAAATATCCTGTTGCAACAAGACCAAGACACAGAAGAGTTACTATTGTCCACAATTTAATTTTGTCCCACATATTAGATTCCTTTTGGTTCTGGATACCGAGTTTTCACAAGAGTAATAATATCACGCCAAAATGTAGTTCCATTAATTTGATCCCAATAAATCATATCAAATTGATCTTCAATTAAAGGATAGGCTAAGCGACGTTGATCCTTATAGGTAAGTTTTTTTTGTTCTTCAGTTCGTGGATCAGGAGAAGGGAGTTCAAATTGTTGATCTGACCATGAAATAATTTCACAGCCTGGATATTTTCCTCTTAGATTTTGATATTCATTATGTGTAGCAATAATCTTACCATTTTGAATCACAAGTTGTATCATGCAAATGTATCTCCGGTGCTGTAAACAAAATTCATAGATGTTCCCTGAGTATTTATAGCCGGACTTGTTTGCGTAGTATTTGTAGTATACACATTAGCCGATGAATAAATAAATCCGCTTATATCTGCTGCAGAACCAACTACATTTCCTGTAATTCGAGCATTACGAATATCTATAATTCCCACAAAAGCCCGAACTGCTTCAATAGTACAACCAGTAACGGCAACTCCTCCAGAAGTTAAATATAAAATTCCTTTAAAATCAGCAATAAATCCGTAATCTGCTCCAGATAATGCGCAACCACTGGCAGTTACAATAATGGTTGCAAAAAAAGTAACTGAACATCTTCCGTTGTATATTCCTACTTTACTTAGGGTACAACTTGCACCATTTTTACATTGTATAAGCCGATAAGTATTTGTTGAAGAAACTAAAGTTAAATTCTGAACTGTTATATTTTGGTTTCCAGAAATATTCAATGCATTAGTTGCCGTGTATGAAAGAATTGTTTTTAAGACTGTTACGGTACATGCAACTGCACCACTGGGGGCACTTACAGCAAGATGTTTAGTAAGCACCGTTATTCTAGTGTTTGGCACATCAACATTTGTTACTTTATGACAACCAACTATATATGCAGGTGTGGTACCTCCACTCGACGTAAGAATAATTACATAATCATTTACAGCAATATTCGCCACGCTATCCAAGTTAATAACTATTGACCATGCGCCTGCGCCCCCAGATGAACTTTGCACACTTGCCATTGTTTTAGTATACGTATTGG